TATATCCTCTCGAACAACAGCAGTGCCAACCTGACCCTGCATTGCTGCAACGGTAGATTTCTCACCACCCCAAGAGGTTTCACCCCAAGTTAGTTGTCCACATCTATTGGAATTGTCACCTACACCACCTGTAGCCGCAAGCCCCACAGGAGTTACACTGTTGTTACCTTTAGCGGTTACACTACCGACACTAGCAGTAGAACTTAATCCAGTGACTGATGTAGATATATCCTCTCGAACAACAGCAGTGCCAACCTGACCCTGCATTGCTGCAACGGTAGATTTCTCACCACCCCAAGAGGTTTCACCCCAAGTTAGTTGTCCCCAACCATTGAGAGTATGACCCACACGAACAGGGGTCGCTTCATTCCAAGCGCCCTCGCCCCATGTTCCACGTCCCCAACCTGTGATGTTTGTCACGGGAAGACTGCCTTATGCTATACGGATAATCGCGCTACTTGCGTCAGCCGTTGGGAAAACAATCTGAAAGTCACCAGACGTAGAAGACTTGTTAGAGCCAAAGTCTAATACAACAACTGTATCTGTGGTTCCTGATCCTGCGCCTGTAGTTGTGTTGTATATCAACGCACCACGAGCAGTAATTGTTGCAGATGTATATGTCTTATCTGCAAAATCTGTAAGAGCAGTCGTTCCAGAAGTTGTTGGTGTTACGTTGGTCAACGCTCCTCCACCCGCTGTATAGGAGCCAGAGTTACCCACTTCGTTAGATGAAGTGTAATCTGTAGTAGCCGCATTAAACGAAGCATTGTTGTCGTACAAAGCTAGTTTAAAAGTGTCGCCACTTGAGTTTGTAAAATTGTGACTACCTACAAGCAACTCTTGCTTAAAAGAAGTACACATAAAGTTTCCAGAAAAGGCCATGTTAAAGTCTCCTTATAAGTTCAGCCAGTTGGGGATGACCCGCATCTTTTATTGCATTGTGCACTGTTGTGCGGTCACTACGAATAGCCTGTCTCATATAATATGCAACAAGCGTCTCAACATGCTTTGAGAAAGCATGAGCTTGATCTCTGATACCTGGATGGGCATTTTCAGAAACCGAAATAATTTTTTCTACACATTGTTCTGCTAGTTCTTCAGGAGTAAATCCCCTGTTCTCTGTAGTTCTAACGCCTACAATCTGTTCATTCTGCGGTACACTTACATCTATCTTAAACATTATTGTTTCGCCCTAATTACTTTTCCTGTTCTATATTCATCTGTAACTTCTTTGTTTTCTCCCATCATTTTAAGAGGAAGTAAACTTTCTTGAAAACGTTTATCATAATAACTCATCATATCTTGTTCACCTTTCATATAAAGGTAAGCTTCAACTAAGGCACCGTACAAAAGAGTTAATTCTGCGTTTTCACTTAACCAAGTAGTGCCACTTCCCGCTCCCGCCGTTAAACTATTAGGTCGATAGAAGTAATGAAGCTCTGCGGTAAAGGCAGCATTAGGAGTAGGAGCTAACAAAAAGTTATCTACATCAAACACCGCATAGTATTTAGGTTCTCCCGTAGTGGAAGAATCAGGGGTATACGACTGTAAAAAACTAGGATCTTTAAACTCTATAAAAAACTTATCGTTATTAGTACCTGCTAGACTGAGAGAAAAAGGCGCTAAGAAATCTCCGGGACAAGCCAAAAACTTATTGTTTTGTGTGGTAGAAGCTGTTGCGTTTTTACGAAAAAAACTTAGTTGCACGTTTTTAAGTATGCGTTCTTCTGATAAACGAATAAACGTAGAAAGATTATTNACAAANGTTGTTTCGTCATTCTCCGTGTAATCTTGAATAGCTGTTTTAAGTTGATCGTATGTAAAGCTCATGGCGTGTTAATCTGGCCTCCCATATTCGGATGGTTCTGGCAGTAGTAGTACAAGGTTGGCGCACTAGCCGCTACAGTTATTTGAGTTGTGTATGCACTATCATCTTTAACGACACCTGTTGTATATTCGGACCCGCTGTTATGCGTACCATCCGATGTTGTAGAAAATCGTACAGGGTGACTTGTAGCAGCAGACCAATTAAAAACGTAAGTTTGGCCCTCTGAAAGAGTAAGAGTGGCCTGCAAAACCCCATCAATATAGTACCTGTTTCCTGATCCTGGGTTAGCAACAGTAACCGTAAAGGTGTCGGCTATAACGTTAGAAATACTTCCAACAGCACCCGTAGCGGACAATCCTGTAACAGTGACAGATTCGATAGATTCATTAATTGAGACTTGGCCTACCTGACCTTCTAAAGCAGTAGTTATTTCAATTTTACTTGGTAATTCTGCCACTCCTGCCGTGGACCAGTTTCCATTACCAAGATAAGTAATACCGTTTGTGGTCTTTACTTCAAAAGTTTGAACAGGGTCTGCTTGATCTGGTCTTGCATCACGCAAAGCTTGAGCGTCGATAACCTTCCTAAAAGGACCTAGTTGTGGCTGCTTTGCCTCAAACTCGTCTCGTCCTACTAATAGCCCATTCCACTCACGACGCATATCTTTGTATCGATACCGAAAACCAGATCGATCTGATATAGCGTAAGAGTTTTTTCCAGAGGCAAACTTTGACATCAATTTGTCCTAAAATATTGGTACTGAGGCACAACATTAAAAGAAGCTCTGTCACGATCTTCGGTCATAGCTCTTTCAAACTCTTCTTCATACATCGCTTTTAACATCTGAAGACGATTAGGTGCCCGTTTTAAAGCAATATAATAAGCTAAACCCGCAGCTAAACACGGATAAAACCTAAAAGGCATGTCCAAAGTGTTAACTTGAGCATCAGCGTCATCCATCCTAGTCAAAGCGTCATAAACAATCACATCCGTGCTATTTTCGGGGACAGGCCAAACTTTAAGGTTAGGTGTAATCTGTCTATCAAGAAAAAACTGTGAGGGCCTTCCTTGAGTCGTTTTAACGGGAATCGATAAAAAGGTATCACGGCTTACACGGGTCAAAGCATAATCAGTATTACTTCTACGAACTACGACAGATAAAACATCAATTACATCCGCACCCAGATCATACTCTCCATCAGCTTGAGTAACAGTCTGAGTCCGTTGTTTTATGGTCCATTGATTTAAACCACGATTAGCCCATTCTGCAAGCATGAGATTAAGAGAACGCTTTGCCGTCTTCAGATCATAACCAGTACGCACCTCTAAACCACATCGCTCAAAAGCTTCTTCGATGTATTCTGCTACATCAAGCTCAAAATTTTTGCTTGCCGACAAAGCCATTTTTAATCCTCATTATACAGGTTATCAAAAACCCTATTTACATCTAGTGTATAGTCTAAATCACTTTTTGAATAGTGTATATGTTGTGACGGTTTAAAGTCTGGCGCACCCTCTCCTGCGGCAAACCATGCCGGATGTGTAACTCGTACTCTGTTATTTGGTAAAGCAACTATATTGCCCGTCCAATCTCCGGCATCTAGAAGCTGTAAAACATGACTTTGTTTATGTTGAGCAGGATCATCTGCAATTTCGCTCTCTGAGTAATCCACAGTAAACAAATACTTTGCAGGGTGCATGTTGCCGTCGATCTTGGCAAGCCAAGGACACGGCGTTGCACGATCCATTACAAAAACAGAATGATGATAAGACGCGCAATCCCACGGTTGAGCATCGTAAGTTTCCATTGGTTCAGGCCACTCTTCAAGTGGTATATCTGCAACAAGCGCCGTCAACGGCATTCTCGCCCACATTGCGCCTCCATGTACAGTATCCTCTTCATCCCCTTCAACTTCACTTCCAGTAAATATGACTTGAAAACTTAGACACCTATTAGGCATTGTGGTAACCCCAATAACCATCGCATGTAGAAATTCGCCGTGGTACTTCTCGTGGTTATGAGTGTATTCACGGCGAACCCATGCCTTAAAGTAAGGCACATTTGAATGTAAATACGCCATTACTTTTTCTTCTTCGCGGCTCCGCCTTTGGCTTTTTTCATTGGGCTAAGTGTCATACCCTTTTGTTTTGCTGCGCTTCGTAGTTGTGCCATGGTCATCGCACCGCCGCCCATCATCATTTTTGTGGGTTTCTTACCGCCCATTGCACCGCCCTTAGACATACGACGCATCTTACCGCCCATTGCACCGCCCTTAGACATGCGCTTTACTTTGCCACCTGATCGGTAACCTTTTTTCTTCATTGCCATCCTTCTCTCCTTCCTGAGTTATGCAGATACAGAACCAGTGGTTCTCTTTCTACGGTTTGACAATACTGCACCACAGCCTCTAGCTACGATTCCTTTTTTACCTTTTTTGTTTTTGGGGGACGGCCTCTTGGCTTCTTGCCTTTCGATTGCACCGCCGTTGCTTGCGAACTTGACTTCTGCTTCTTTTGTGTTTTTGACAAAGGTTTTGCCTTTGCTACCTTCGCTTTTCTTTTTTCTGGCAGTGGCTGCTCTTTCGGCTTTCGAAAGACTATTCGCTTTAGACCTTGGAAGACACCTGTCAGGATTCTTTTTATCCTTTGAAGTGCCGCACTTACCTTTGATTTCACCATCAGAACCAATCCTTACCCAGTCTTGTTTCAACCATTTTTTAAGTTCACCCATAAAATTACCTTTTATTTTTGATAACTTTTTTAATACTTTTCGCTTGTTTAGAATGTGTTTTGGAAGCTTTGTTTAAGCCTCTCATAACTTTTTTAAGGGTTGCTGTTTGCTTTTTATTTACCATTACCTTCCCTTCCTTTTACCGCCCTTTGATTTTTTGGCATAATTAGGATCTTTACAGTATTTGGACGCTGCTAAATTTGCATATGCAGAGGGGTATGTATCAAAAGTACGTTTTGCCCAAGCTTTTCCCTCTGGACAAATTTTACTTCCTTTTGATTTTTTGGACGCACCACCACCATTTTTGTAATAAGTAAGTCCTTTTGGAGTTTTTCTTACCTTTGCCATTATAAAAGTTTTCCCGCTACTGCTGTTGCTATAATTAATACGGCTATACCCCATAGCCTCATATCAAGCTTATCAAGCTGTTTATCTATTTTTTTGTACCGCTCATTGCATTCTTCTTCATGTTTTTCTAGAAGTTTTAAAAGATCTTCAGTATTCATTAGCATTTCCATCTTTTTCTAGCTTGTCTCAGACGTGAGTTAGGATTTTTTGCAGCTTTTGGAAATTTTTTCATCTGTCCTGCTGAACGAGCGCAAAATGATTTACGACGTTTATCGTCCTTACTACCTTTTTTTACTTTTCCTGTAACAGCAGTTTTAAGTTTTGAGCCAGGATTTTTTCTTCTATAGGCTTTTACACCTGCTTCAGTCATTCCCGCCCCCTTTTCTGTGGGGCGGAAATTCTTTTTGTTACGCTTCGGCATGCTGTCGCTTTTGCGTTTCTTCTCTTTAGACGACTTTGTTTTTACCTTAGACGCCATAGGGTCACCTTAACTATGGAAGATAGTCAATGCTGAGACATTTGTAGCGACTGAAACATGTATGTCACTTGTAAACAAAATACCTTCGTCAGGAATGTTCACTGAATGAGTTTCGGATGCAGAAAAATCAATGTCTAAAACTGTTGAACCCCCGTTTCCGTCAGTTAAGGTAAGTCTACCCGCGCCACCGCCTGTTAGTACTTGTATCTGCCGTAAACGTGCGCGACCAACAGCAGCCGCGCCTGTTCCCGTCAGACGTTTGGTTTTTACGTCTGAATTAGCCATTTAAAAATCCTTTTAGCTTAAATCACTGGCTTGTTGATACAGAATGGTAAACCGAAT